GTGATAGGTGGAGCAGCACCCATCCAATAGAATTCAACAGTGATCTTCGGCAGTTTGCGCAAGTCGCCCGGTCGCATTTTTTCATAGCCCGTGCTGGCAAGAGTCGTAATGTCGAGTGGTGTCGTGCCAATTTTTGCCGCACTTATGCTCGTTAAGAAAGTTGTTACCCCCAACCCAGAGATTGTTGTTCCTAATCCGGTAATCGGTACTGTTAATGCTGCCATAGTTAAGCTGCCTCCCAATAATGAACTTTGAAGTCAAATGAAGTTATGTAACGATAAGCCTGATTGCCATCAGTTGGGGTGTCTGTGCCGTAAGAGTCACCGGAATCGATCATGGTACAACCAAGGTAGATTCCGCTTACTGTGCCTTTGAAAGCGCAGATGCCCGTGTTCCTAATTGCGTGGGCCAGGTCGTTGGCACCTTCACGCGAAGCTGCGTAACAATCCATCTGGATTCTTGCGTGGCCCGATCTTGTAACGTTTGTTATTTCATGGTCTCGCTCCGTAGATATTTTCGTGTAAACAATTGCCGGTAAAGTCGAAGTTTGGAGTAATTGGTCTGGATACATACGCTGACCAACGATCGTAGAAACCGAACCATAGGTAAGTAGTTTTGTCCTCAATGCTTTGCCTACGTCGCTTGCCATTATTCGCCGCTTACTACCTTAATTGTTCTCGCTGCGGCCTCAGCCGACGTGCTAACGACTTGGAGGTATCTAACACCCTCAAACGCAGCTCTCGACAATGCAATATGCCGACCAGCAGACGTGCCGACGGTGACAGCGTAAAGCGTGCTCTCGTTGTATATCGGATAGAAGGACGTGCCATCTATCGATCCGTTAAAATTGAACGACGTGCCAGTTAATGCAGTTGGCGTTACAATTGCAAGCGGGATGCGACTGTTATCAAGAGTGAGCGAAGCAGAAACGGTTCCGCTAATTGCTATTACTACCGTGTCCGTTAGTCGTAAATTTTTAGCCATTTAGGTTACTCAATTCAGATTGAAGTTTTGCAATTCCATACGCGATTTGTTCGCCTTTTGTTTCTTCGTATGCACGGTGCATAAATCTATCGTGTGGTGCAACCCGTTTTAACTTGCGAGCGTATTTACCCCAATAAACAACGTCTCTCGCTTCGCCAGAATCGAAGTTGAGTTTATTGGCACCGGGACTTTTTCCGCCAACGACCAGAACGCCAGTATGCTCATAGGAAACAAAACGATAGCCAAGGTGATCGCGGGAGTTAGTTGCGTTCCATCCTTCTTCGTGCATCTTCTTGCTTTGTTTCTCGCGGTTTGTTCGTCCGTCGGCTTGAACCGGTGTCGTCGCGCGAGGTGCAATAGCCTTGGCTTTCGAAAGAATAGGAATCGCCATCGCTCGCAGTACTTTATCCACGACCTGCGTTTGGATTAGTATTGGCATTGAAATCAGCCGAGCTAACTGCCGTTCGTCGAAAGTAAATTCGAAGTTAAATCCGTTTCTCATTGCGAACTCCTTACCATGATTTCCAATTCACGGTTAAGGCCATCGACCTTGTTAATGTAGGTGATGCCGTAATAAACACTGTCGTGCAGGATTCGCATTTGTGTTGTGTATCCATCTCTATAGTTGACGCGAAAGATGGCCCTTGTTCCGGCTTCTATCTGTCGGCCACGAATAGTTTCCGTACCGCCAGTCGGGACAAATTCCGCAGGCTCATCCGTTCGGTAATTAACCCAAGTCACAACAGGTTCTCCGGTGTCTGCAATTGTTTCCGTTGCAGACTGGAATATTATTCTGTGTCTTTTTTTGCCGGCACTGGTTAGCATTATGGGTACGTTGCCCTTCGAAGTTTCGAGACCGTTCGCTCGTACTTGCGTTGCTCAGATTCTTTAATCAAGTCGCCACGGTCGTAGAAGTCGCCAGCGACATTAAGCAGACACGCTTTCTTTGCGAGTGCCGGTACAGAATATTGGTCAGCGTATCCAGCGAGGTAAGTAATTTCCCATGCGTCCCACCGATCGACATAAGTAGGCAAGACCTGCAAGTACTTGAGGTGTATTTTGCGATGTGCTGCATCAAAGTTGTAGATCGTTGCGGACAACGTTTGTTGTACGTTCGACGTGTCGTAATACTTGATCGAACTAACTGACGCTATAGGACTGCCCTGTAGTTGCATACCATCGAATGCATTTGCACAATTTACTTTAAGAGTGCGACGGCATAGGTAGAGTCCAGTATCGCTTTCGACTTGTTCAGCCGCCGACAGGATTAACTCGAGCAAATGTTCGTCGTGTGTTGAGTCAGTAAGCGAGACTTCTACTTGCTTCTTCGCTTCTTCTAAGGTTAGGGCAGAAAATGTCGGTGCTGTAACAAGCTCAGGAATGTAGTTGGTCGTGGCTTCCATTATTTTCTACCTGCCTTCAAAGCGATAGGTTCAGCCTGCTTTGCCGGTAGTGCGTCCTGTTTTGCTGGCACGATCTCAACTCCTACGCCACGTGATATTAGGACGGTAGCGATACTTTCGCTCATCGTAGCAAACACTTGACCAGCATCCCAATTATTCCACGGTCGCACTAACTTAACGATCATCGCTTCAGTCCTTGCAAGTTGAGTGATACGGGAAGGCTGCTACATTCGCCTTGCTTGCCAGCCCAGGGTTTAATGTCAGACAGGCCAGCCGCTGACATTAAGTGCGTCAAATACGATTCGTTGAATATGCTTTTATGAAAGTCGTTCTCGTCAGTTTGGCCGCCGAGTAAGTATCCCTCGAAATATGGATGGTCCCGATTTTCCATAATCCAGTCCAAGTCGGGCACCGCTATCTTGAGAACGCCACCAGTCTTCAAAACGCGACACCATTCCTTAACTACATCCTGCACTTCTTTTTTAGGGAAATGCTCAAGAATGTGAGAAGCGCGAACCTCATCAAAAGTTTTATCGTCGAAGGCCAAGGGAAAAGCTTCTTGTCCGTTTTGTCGGTCTACAACTTCGTAGCCATCTTGAGGATTTTTAGCGCCACCGATATTCAGCTTTCGTTCTTTACTGCCATCCTTAGCTAACCCTCGTATCCGTCGCTGTGCTGCATGCCAGTCAGATGGATACCCGTGCTGTAGTTGCAGGTCTTCGTCGTAGTGTGCGACCATTTCTTCCATGTGCCCAATCCTGCAACCTGGATCAACGTACAAAGTGTTTCCGTTTTCTTTCCACTTCCGCCAAAAGTAAATATCATCGTCAACCTTGCCAGATTCCTTGCTCCAATCGCCATCAGGCGACGGTGTCGAATGGAACCAAGGCTTATTCATTTTTGCGAGCTTCAAAGCGCGGATAACAGTCAGGCCAAAATGTGCTGTCACGGCCTCGAACGGTTCGTCTCTCGTTACGTCAATTTTGCATTCCGTTTGATTTCCGACGGTAAACAATGGATACGAGATACCACGTCGCGGTTGCATGGAAGCGAGTGCATCTATGTGTTCGTTGTTTGCGATCATTTGGATAAGCCTGTCAATGTGTGTCGTGTTGAAGATCGAGTCGCCGTCAACCGTTACGATTAACTCGCACCCATCCTTAACAACGTCATTCATCATTTCCTGCATACACTGGCCGTAAAACACGCCGAGACTAATCGACAATTTCAAACCGCTTTCGCGGATCGCTGATTCGATTACGTTTCGGCAGTAAGTGTTTTCATATCTGCCAGCCGTCATCAAGACGGCAACTTTAACTGGAACTGAACCCATTTTTAAAACTCCTGTTTGCCACGGGATTTATAGAACTAAACAATCGTAACTGGTGCAGTCGTAGAAGCGTTTGGTGAAGCGTCTACCTGCTTAACCACAATAATTCCGCCGAGCAAAACAGTACCGTTAGTTGTAGTGTCTGGAGTTGCAGTGACGCGCATGTACCTGCGTTTTCCAATCCAGTTGCAGTGATAGACTTGGCACGATGCTGATGCGTTGTCCAACAGTACAGTGCCAAGTGATACGTGGCTTGTCACCACAGTAGTATCGCTGTGCAGCACGTCCACGATTACGTTCGTTGAATTAGTGTTCGCTTCGATTCCGACGGAAACCAGAATCGTTGCGTAATGTGCACCCGACATATCGATTGACGCAGTAGCAGCATTGGTCGCAGCCGCAAGCGGCGTCCGCGATAACTCTACTCTTAGAGCTTGTTGACTTTTCATTGTATGAACCTTTTGATTAAATGATTGTTGTTAAAAATGCAGGTTGCCGAATATTACTACCCGACAACCCGCGCCACCCGTGGCAACAGGTGTATTAAGACGCAGCAGTCTTCAAAGCTACAATCGGACCGCAAACAGTAGCCGTTCCAATACCGTGAATGTTGATATCGAAACGCTCTGTGCAGCGAACAGCGATCGCATCTTGCTTGAAGTA